TCTAGTATAGGTGGAGCAATATTAGGCAATGGTAGAACACCAGACTTCAATCCATCAACAACACCAAGTGGTGGTGGCATAATAGGTGGCATTGGTAATGTAGTTAAATCAATTGGCAAAGGCATTGGTAGTATATTTGGTGGCTTCTTTGCTGATGGAGGAACACTGCCAGCAGGTAAGATAGGTATAGTTGGCGAAAGAGGTCCTGAATTTATAAGTGGCCCTGCTACAATTACTCCAATGGGTGTAGGAGGTTCCACACAGATAAACTATAACATCAACGCAGTAGATGCACTTAGTTTCAAACAAATGGTAGCAAGAGATCCGCAGTTTATGTATGCGGTTAGTGAACAAGGGCGTCGTGGCACGCCTATGGGAAGAAGGTAAACAGATTATGACAACAGCATTTCAATGGGTAATAGACAACGCAGAATCAATATCAATGGACAGATTAAAAACTGTTGCTCAATCAACAGCTAGAGACGGAACAGTAAGAACAGTAGCAAGAACAGGTCAACCCTGGAGATTTACTGTTAGACTACCAGACGGACCGAGATGGACAGACTATAGACAGTATATCAGTGAAATAGAAGCATTGGATAGAGTAACTGTAGGAACTATTGGATTTACAAATTCAGGACATGATTGGCTAATTCAATACCAAGGTGATTTATCATCAACATCAGGTATAACAGCAACATGGACAACAGGCAACACAATTACACTAACAGGTGGTCATACTGGACTAACCTCAGGACAATATATCTTCCGTAGTGGTGATATTATACAATTAGATAGCAAAAGTTGCTATACAGTGTCTGCAGATGTTGCTCACGATGAATCTACGGTAACTTTACATAGACCAATAATTGATCCTGCTGGTGTTAGTGACCCAATACAAGTCGCCAGTGCCTGCACTTGGTCAGTGATATGCACACAGTTTCCAAATTGGACTCTGTTTGCTAGAGATCAGGTTAGTTGGGAAGGTGAATTTATATTTGTTGAGGACTTGACATAATGGCATTGGATCTATCAACATACGCTACGCTGGCAACAGCATTATTTGTTAGGATTGACACCTATGACAGCGATGGACTAGAAGAGGTCATTACATTTAGTGATTATCATCAAGACCTTGTATTAGAATCAACAAACTATACTGGTCTTGGACAGTTAATGTCAGTTACTGACACACAAAGTGATTTGAGAATAACTCCACAACAAATCAGTATAGGAATATCAGGCATACCATCAGCAAACATATCTACAGTATTTGACAGTGAGATCAAAGGCAGTAAGATAAGTGTTAAAAGAGGTATATTTGATCCTACCACAGGGCAGTTATTATCAATAACAGGTAATCCATCGGGTAGATTTTATGGTGTGGTTGATAACTTTTCAATCAGCGATGAGGTTGACCCTCTCTCAAAACAAAGCTCAATCATTGTGGTGTTAACTTGTTCAACTATTGTTGGACTGTTAAACAGAAAAACAAATGGCAGAGAAACTAATCCAAAGGTGCAAAAAGCATTATATGCAGGTGACCTTGCTATGGATAGAGTGCCAAACTTGACCAATGCTAACTTTAATTTTGGAGGCACTGGATGAGTTTCTTAAATACTATTGTTGATTTAGGCAAAAGTGCATTTAGTTTTATTCAAGGTGACAGTGTTGGTAGCACGCTACTAAAAACTATTGCTAGTGGATACGCACTTAACAAACTATCAAACGTAACAAAAAGTAATGACAGTTCAACAGCTAGCCCAGGGTCATCACAACAGAGTGGCACAGGACTACCTACATTACCATATGTTGATAAAGGTGTTAGAGAACAAGTTGAAGCTAATCAAAAAAATAGAGTGCCCATAGTATACGGAACTGCACAGTTAGGTGGCACTATCATTGATGCTGAAATGTCAAACTCAAGTCAAACTATGCACTACTGTCTAGCTATATGCGAAATGACAGGAACTAAACTTAGTGATGACTCAGCAAGTTCATTTACATTTGAAGACATATATTGGAATGACCAAAAAATAATATTTGACAGTGATGGTATAACTTCATCTTACTCAATAGATAGAGATGGTAACAGAGACTACTCTATTGATGGATTAGTTAAAGTTTATTGTTATAATGGTGACAGTGAACAAGGAGTAGTTCCACAAGGTTATTCAGGTAGTGTTAGTGATGCATATGATGTTATGCCAAGTTGGACTACAGCACACATGATGAATGATCTAGTGTTTGCTATTGTAGAAGTAAATTATAGTCGTGAAAAAAATGTTTCAGGACTAGGCACTATTAGGTTTCATGTCACTAATTCAATGACATTACCAGGTGACTGTCTTAGTGATTATATGAAATCAACAACTTATGGAGCAGGCATTGCCGCAACGGAGATTTTAGATGAATAGTATGGAAGATTTGAATGAGTTTGCTCAGAACGCTATCACATATGATGATGATAGACCTCAATCAGTATCAATAAATGCTGTAAACAAATATGTAGCATTAAGTTCTACAGTGCAGACATTTGAATTACCAGTTGGTATAACAGTTAATTCAACATCCAGTGTTAGCTATGCAACAACATATGATGTTGATGTAGGTGCAACAACATCAGCAACAGTGACCTGGGATACATTGCCAACAAGTGATTTTTCTAGCAGTGTGCCTAGCACAGGTGTGTATAGAGTTACAGGCCCAGCATTATCAATATATTTTCCAGACTACGCACAACCAACAGTAACTTATCCTTCTAGTTATGTAACCAATAACACTATTGATGTTACTCTAACTTATCCAGGAACAGGTGGCGATACCGTTACATCATATGTTGATGTTATTTGGCCATTAGCTGGTGGATTTAGTTATGATACATCAGGCATGACTAACTTTGCTAATAGTTTTGATGTAGACTTTGTTGTTGAGGGATTTAATTTAACCACTATCAATACTGCAAATGTTACTGCTACTGTTGGCACACTATCCTCAGGCAGCTCTGCAACTATTACTTCTAATACTGTTACACAAGATGGTCAAGATGCTGTAATTAACATCCAAGGTAATATTTCCAGTGGAGATTGGTCCTCAGTAACTTCAATACCAGTAACAGTAGAATATGATGGTATCAGTGAAAGCAAATCAATATTACTACATGCAGAATATATACCAGGCATGCTTGAGGAGCCTACAGGAGCCAAAGGAGCAAGTTTTAAGTATTATCATTTTACTTTAGAGCATTATGCTAGTGGCATTGCTCTAGCGTATCAAACTAATTTAGATATCATATTAGGAACTTGGTCAAATCTTGTAGGTTATACTAATAAAATATTAGTAGCAGATGGATTCAAAACATACACAGAAGTATTAGCATTAACTGACGGAGGTGTTGGTGGTAGTTTAGGTGGCGGTGCATATCAAAAAATATATGATTCAGGAGTAAGCACATCAACAAGTTATCCTGTAAGAATAGATACTGCTGATGGCAATTGGGGATCAATAAGAAGACCACCAGAACGTATTGACCACGAATTTACTGTAGTAGTAGATTGGGGAACAGGAAATCCACAACCAATGGGTGATATACAAGCTATACTAAAAAATGTGCCTGAAGTAGCACATGTAACTGAACGAACTAGAGGAATGTATTAATGGGACTATCAATATTACCTACACAGTTTAGTATCAATGGAGTCATTGATCCAACAGCACCAGTGTTTCAGAACATGGAAAGATTGGCTAACAATTCAGGTTGTTGGTTAACATATGATGTTCATCAAGGTAAATGGAGTGTTGTCATTAATCAAGCAGGGACCTCAACTAAAAGTTTTGATGACAGTAATCTTATAGGATCTGTATCAATATCAGGCACTGGTATAACTGAAATGTATAATGGTGTTAAAGTAAATTATCCATTGGGTGAAATCAATGATGAAGTTGACTTTATTAAAATTGATATTGACAGTGCAGACAGACAACAAAATGAAGAAGATAATGTTTTAGACATTAATTTAGATCTATGTAACGATCCTGTGCAAGCCCAACACCTTGGACTTAGAGAACTAAAACAGTCAAGAGTAGATCTAATGATATCATTCAAAACAGATTACTCAGCAATTGATTTGAATGCAGGAGACATCATTGATATTACTAACAGTCATCTAGGCTGGACAAACAAATTGTTTAGAATAATGACCTTGAGTGAATTTGATGATGATGACGGTGGTATATCTATAGAAATTACAGCATTAGAATATGATGCAGATGTGTATATAAATGACCTAGACAGATTATCAGTATCAAACACTAATGGTATTGTAACCAAGGGCGGGCTAGGAACACCTTCTACTCCAACTATTACATTATTTGAAAGAGATCAAAGACCAAGAGCATTGTTTGCAACGACAACCTCCACAGGTATCGTTGAAGGTGTGGAGTTTTGGATATCAAGTGATGGCACAAATTATAATCTTGCAGGAACAACAAGACCATTTGATTTAGGAACATATGCACCATCAACAGCAGTAGATTTTGAATTAGATCAAATATCACCTGGAACTATTTACTGTAAAGTTAGAGCTATCAACGATCAGTCTACAGGAGCATTTAGTTCTGTATCAACAGCCGCTTATGCACCAATACAAGTAACAGACGTAGTAACAGACAGCACTGAATTACAAGATGCAACCACTGGTAGTTTATTAACTGGTGCTGGATTATCATCATTGTTGGTATTGTTAGATGGATTAATGACTGATAGTGATAGCACTAGTGGCAGTGTGTATGATAAAATATTTGATGTATTCAATACTGATGTAGGCAGTGACCCTAGAATCCCACAAGAGTATTTCAAAGATAATGGCGGTGCGCCTGTAGTATTTGCTTTTCAGACAAATTTCTTTACAGTAAATAATGCTTACAGCACTTCTGGTAGCTATAATGATTATGATTTTACAAGTTTTACAGCACCATATTCAGGATATTATAAGGTAAGATATAATGCAAATTGGGGTGGAACCAGTGGATCTGATCCACTAGAATTCAAAGTAACACAGATTAAATGTAATAAAACATTTGTAAACCAAGGAGTTGATTTAACTGGCACAGGCGGCACGAGTTCAAAATTTGAAGATCACGTGGTTGAAGGTATATTTTATGCCGCAAGTGGTGATACAGTAAGTTTAGGTGTTTCTGTCTTTCATGCTTATCCTACAGGAACATATAGCACAAGTATAGGCATCCAAGCTGAGGTAGCACTGTTTGATTATACACTGTTTAGTAGTGTAACAATGCCAAACGATTAATAGGAGTATTAGATGATATATTATTATGACGCAACAACTGGACAGATACTAGTTAAAATGCCTAGCACGGGATCTAGTCAGAGAACTGATCCGTATATTGACACAGAACAGGTAATACTAGACAGTGAACTAGACCATTGGCAGGTCAATACAGAAACAGAACAATTAGAAACTAAAGACTAAACCCAGTATATATACCACAAATTTAACAGTATAAATACTGTATATTAACTACTGTTGCCTCAGTAACAGTAATAGCACCCACAGGAGCGAACCATGGCAAATTTATTAAATTTCTCACAATATCTAGGTGGAGCTGATCAAGTCAAAGTAGAAACACTTTTTCCATCAAGCCAAAAAACCTTAATCTATGACTTTGGTCAAGACATCACAGGATGGACATTTGAAGCAGACTATCAAACACTGGTAGTTGACACAGTGCAGTTCAATAGAAGAACTGGCGAACCTAATTTTACAAATTCAAAAGTTATTGGCAGTTTTGCCAAAGTAGACATCACAGGCGCAAACGAACCTACAGTGGTTTCAGCAAGTGAAGGAACTGTGCAAGTTTTTGTTCCGGCAAACATGTATACAGGACCAATTATACCAGACGCAAGAACAAATGTT